CCCGGTCATCACGTAAAAAAACTATTGAGACCCTTCAGAACAACATCAGTCGATTTGCCAGCTTTGTTCTTTAATGTCACAGTATGTTCTAGAGACGGCATCGTATCAAAGAATTCTTTGATCTTGTTCATGCTATCCATCGGTAGGCTGTTAACGAATTCTTCAAGATCTTTTTCTGTAAAATCCGTATATACTGTCTCGCTGTCATAGATCTTATCGATACACTTGAACAACATATCAAACACAGCATCTTCTTTATTATTTGTGTCATCGAGCAATCTGACTTCATCTAGAGTCGGATATCTCATCGCCAATCCTACATCATCATGGATGATGAATTTGCTCTTATGCTCTGGATTGTTTTTGATCTCGATGTTGTCTAGATTAACTTTGAACTTGATGACTTCTTCGGTGTCAGGATCTTTGTATTCGAGATCTACGACTTCACCTATCGATTTAGAACGAAGCTTGACGAACAGATATTCAACATCAAATGTTGCTAGCTTATCTACATCTACTGTTTCGATGATGCAGTTCTTAATGATCTGCTTGACTGCGGCGATAACATCCTCAGTCTTCTCTGAGGATTTTGCCATCAGAAGGATCTTTTCTTCTTGCACGGTGAATGGTTTGATATTAATGCTCTGCTGAGTAGAAGGTATTGTCACAGAGTATGTTGGGTGTTTGAGCTTAGGTAATGCCATAATATAGGTATCCTTATGTTAAAAATTAATGCCGTCACGGATGCGGCTTCCACTATAGATTAGTTTTTCTGTTATCCTATTCAATTCTCTGTCGATATAGTTGCTTCTTTCTGTCAGAGCAGTTGTTCTAGTCAGTGAATTTCTATCGGCAACACCTTGATCTAATGTCGTTGATGTCCAGTTAGTATATGCAAAAGTCACCGGAATCTTTAAGATCTGATCTTGCATGTTCCAATCGACCTGGATGTCTCCGATTGATATAGGATATGCTTCGAGCAATTGATATTTTACAATCGTGTTATCTGCTTGTTTTGTAGTGTTTATCTCATTCATATGGATGATCTCTACAATACCGTAATATTCGCTAGGATATTGGAAAGAATTCAATGGCAACCCTTTGACTGTCCCGTTAGGATTTGCTGCATCATTGAAGGAAAATACTGATTGCATCCATGCATGAAAATATTTAAATACTGATCCGTCTGCATCGCTATAGAATGTCAAAGGGACATCTTGAAATATCGTAGCATACGGACGTTTCTCGACATTGCCGTAGCCAGACATTCTGATCTCATCTGTCTGATATCCCAGGCCCGGAAGGTAAGCGCTGTCACAAAGGAATGTGAGATTCTGTGCGCCTCCTGCTACTGGAGGCGCTCTATCATCGCGAGTGCTAGCAGCGCTTCTAGTGATGGTGACCATGAACTTAGATGCTTTGGATAACCCACCTACTGAATTGACTGCAGAAAGCATTTCATTGATACTAAACGCCATTTATGATATCTTTCGACTCTTTGTAAACATAATTCTTAGATTTCTTTGCGAATCTCTCTAGCGGCAAGAACATTGCAATGTCCCATTCATTAGCGGGTATCTGTAAAAATCTACTCCTGACATGACTGTGCAAATATCGTTTCACACATGGTTTGAAATATTTATAACGAGAAGCAGCATTTAATAGCTTATATGAAGCCCTTATCCTTGTTGACTCGTTGTATTTTTCATTATTTAACAAATCATATAGATAATCTAGCAATCTCGCCCTGTATACGTGAGGAAGGTAATGCAGGTTCATCGCAAGGAAGCTGTCACCTTGATCTTCGAAAGGAAATATCAGCGGGAACCGATCATAGTATGGGAGATCTTCTTTATGTTTAGGATCGTATTGGAACAGATACATGAATCCTGGACGAACGAAATTCTTGTTGTATTGCGGATTCCTGTTGACTAGCGTCTCTACTCTTACAGATCGAACTTCTCTTGCTTTGTCTCTGAACCAATCTCTGACGTTAGGAGCTCCCGGCTTAAATACGGAAGTTGCTCCTATGCTAGCTTTACCTTGTTCAAGAATCTTTGTAAAAATAGGCATTATCTCTTATCCAATCCTAGATCTTTTTCTGTTAGTATCTTAAACTGCCATTTCCTATCAAGACAGAACTGTTCAGCAGCTTTCCATTTAGCGCTGTTGACGCCATAAGTAGTCACTTCATTGATATATCTTCTAGTTATCTTCTGTTGCTTGACCGGTTCTTTGCATTGAGCATAGGGTTTAATCTCTATTATCATTGTATTTATCGAGCCGTCCTTGACAGCTGTCTTTACCCAGAAATCAGGAAAATACCTATGGATCTTGTTGTCCATGGGGCTGACATAGGGGATAATTATCTCTTCTGATGACCATTGGATTACGCCCGGATGAGAATCAAGATGTCTCATGAACCTCAATTCCCACAAGCTCCTATAAACGATGTTTGTAGGATTTCCTTTATATTTTTCAGGAAACTTGGGTCTAAATTTACCTTTATACGACATGCCATATTACCATTATAAATATACGATATATTTATAGGAGTTTATATCGAGCATGTCTGTCGTCACTTCATTTGCATTTCCTCAAGAAGTGCCCGAATTCTATACCAGGATGTCGTTGAGAAAGTATGAAAGGCCAAAGCCTGGCTCTCCTTTGACACCTACTATGCGGACATATATACGATTGCCCATTCCTCAGCAATTGATAGATTCTTTTAATATATCTGTCAGCGGAAATAACATGGATTTGTTAGGAAATTTTCAGGAATCCGCACAGATGCAGGCTGCTGGTATAACATTGGCTGATAAATTTAAGGCTGCTACAGAAGGTTCAAGCACAGCCGGCACAATCATGAGTATGGTTGGCATGGTTGCAGCTCTAACGCCGGGCATATCTGATAGCAATCTCGCTAAATTTTCACAATCACAGCTGGGTGTGGTACGAAATCCTCACTTGACGACTATATTCGAAGGTGTCGCATTAAAGACATATCAATTCACATGGAAACTTTCTCCTAAGTCTGAATCTGAAGCACGGATGATGAACAGTATGATAGATTACGTCAAAGCATTCATGCATCCAGAAATAGTAGGAGGCGGGTTTGCTCTAGATTATCCGTATCTTGCTACTGTTGAATTTATAACAGGATCTAGCAGCGTCAACCTACCTAACGTATCAGATTCATTCATAACGGGTTTAGCTATCAATAGCACGGGTGGAGGAACAGCTGCATTCTATAGAGACGGAAATCCAGTCATCTTAGAAATCAGCATGTCTTTTCAAGAGATCGATATCAAGACAAGAGGAGATTTTGCCGCCGGAAAGACAGGAAATCCTACTCGTCCTCTTGATCTAACAACAGGACTGCCTCCGGTAAGTTACTCGGGCCCGGGTTCATCGTGAGACCTTTACGAATTTTAAAACAGAGAGCTTAAATGTCATTAGCTAATTATTATCCTTTTGTAACTTATAATAATCTAAAAGCGATCAATCTGCTCGTAGAGGCAGAAGTCGTTAAAAAATATCTGGAAGATTACAGATTATTCTATACATACGTCATAAAGAATGGCGAACGTCCAGATACTCTTGCCTATGATGCTTATGGAGATTCCACTCTTGATTGGGTGATATTCCTCACAAATGGCATCGTCGATCCCTATAAAGATTGGATACTGGATGACAAGCAATTGATATCATATCTAGAGAAAAAATATAATACTGCAGTAGAAAAATTGACGACTACTACTATAGCAAGTTCTATCGCATATTACTATTACAAAGGGATCGCCAGTGATAGTCCTGAGACAATCGCTTCATATAATTACAATATGACGCCGACAACATATTCTAAATTAGGTAGCCCTGCAGGATGGGTCGCCAAGAGTGTATGGGACAACGAAACAGAGATCAATGAATCCAAGAGAGAAATAAAACTGATGCGGAATGAATTTGTTTCGGATTTCAAACAACAAATAAAAGATATATTTAATAATGGCTAATCTCAATCCTTTAAATATAACAGTATCCGATATTGAAATAGAAAAATTCAATAAAAGGGATAAGATGAGTCTGATGCCTCAGTTCATGGAATTGACTATATATCAATCTATGTTCGAGTCTACTATAAAAGCTGAGATGCTTATCAATGATCCTATCGGATTGTTCGTCAATTATCCTTTCACGGGTGAAGAGCTAATAATAGTGACATATGATCAGATCAATACGGGTGGCAGTAACCTGTACAATGCAAGATCAAACAACCAATTAAAATTTATTATCAAAGGTGTCCGTGATATCATCATCGGCGATAGAGCAAGATCGTTAATGTATATCGTTGATCTTGCAAGCCCTCAATTGCTTCAGAACATGAGAAAATACGTATCTCATGCCTATTAT